TTAGAACGCCTTGCAACCTGCCTCTTGATGGGCCTACGAGACCCGCAGCAAATCCCGCCACGGCTACGTTAAAGGCTCTGACCTCTTGACCAGCCATTTACTTACTCCTTATGGAAGGACGGGTGTATTAAACGCTTGTGCATACATTACTGTAATACGAACAGAACCTGCGTTAGTAGCAGCAGAAGCCGTTACGGTTAAACGCTTGTCTGAAGTGCCAATGTTGCCCCACTCTAAGGCTCCACCACCGCTAGCACCTAAAGCCTTGATACCAACAGTAGTACCAGACGCTAAAGCGTTGATGATTGTATTAGCGTTGCCACCCACTTCGCCAACACTGATGTTGGTAGTAGTGTTCGCCGCAGCTACAAGATCAATGACGCAGTTAACGATCTTAGAGTTAGCAGGAATAACAATGTTTGTTACAACCGCCGCAAGCGCACCACCCGCTAGGGTCTGCACTGTGTCTTGACACATTACAACATAGCCCACGTTGGCGATATTAGTGCCTATAGTGGTTCCATTTGTGGTTTTGATAGTACCAGCCCGAATCGGACCTGAAAAAGTAGTCGTACCCATGTTATTCTCCTGTCTGGGTTAAGTCAGATACTCAATGCATCTGTCAGGGACAGGATAACAATACAATAGATTATAAAAAAAAGAAAGGGCGCTTTGCAGTGCGAAACCTGACCAGCGCCCCTTCAGTTTAGTTCAATTGAACTTAAACACCTGGTGATCCGTAGATACCAAGTGGATCAGATACACCAAAGCTGTAACGCTCCCGTGCTTTATAGCGAACATTGCCCGTATCAAAGTCACCGTCCATAGACGTTGTCATTGGTGTACGCTCAAAGTGCTTCATCCCGTTAGGAATGTCTGTGGTAATGAAAAACGCATCTGCGTCTGTCAGGTAGTGGTTGATAGTATAACCCTCTGGGATGGACCCATTGGAGTTAATTGCGTTGATGTCGTTGTCAGCCGTACCGACACGCAAAGATGTTTCCAGCAAACGAGTTGCAACAAACTGAAGCGAAGGTGGAACAATGAGCTTCCGTGGACGAGCGGCAATCAACAGACCGCGTTCATCAACGTAAGCGGCAATATCAATAACCGCTTGCTCAAGGGAAGTTTCATTCAAATCCACGTTAACCGCTGGGCGGTTTGAGTTTGTGGTCCCAGAAACTGTAGGGTGTGCTGTGTTGAACAGTGTGACGCCATCACCAGAGTTGAAGGTGGCGAAACCTGTGTTCAGCAGAGCTGCCGCTTTGGTTTGCTTGGTGTAAGCCATAGCCCGTGCGAGAGCTTTGGTGTACCGAGCAGAAAGCGAATCGTACAGGTTATCTTCCATTGCTTCTTCAGTAATGGAAAAGCCCATAGCGATAGTTTCATGGGTGTAACGAGCAGTAAATGATTCCTGACCGTTGTCGTATGCAATTGCACTGCCTTCGTTTTTAACAGGGGCAGAGCCAAAACCTGATAATTTTACTTCTTCTTCAAAACTACGGTCTGAAGATTCAGTGTCATAGATTTCACCATGTTCATTGTCATACTTTTCGTATTCCAAGCCAAACAAAGCGTTGATGCCGGGGAGTAGCTCTTTAAGGAGCTGGGCGCGAGAAATAGCCATTGATTATCTCCTTACAGGCCAAGACCAGCGGTGTACGCATGTGACGAGGGATTGAACTTAACAATCACATCGGTAAATGCGTCACCAACAGTTGAGTCTGGTGAGTTAACGAAATCTACGAGCTTGAAAGCAATCGTAGCGGTGGCAGCGGCAGTGGCTACATCCAGAGAGATTCTGGAATTACCATTGGACGTGTCTGGTGCGGTCTGATTAACAGCGAAGTTGCTATGCATCAGAGTTTGCGCCACGGCAGCATCAGCTTGGACTTGGAACAACGCATTAGGGTCATCACAAATATAAGCTTGAGCATCAGCAGCAACTTGACCTGCTGGCCACTGATTATTTTGGAGGAATCCACTGACAGCGTCAGTGTATGAACAACCAAGGAAGATTCCAACAGTCCCAGTAGGGAACGGATTGGCGTTGTTGCCAACAACAGTGACCTTAACAATAGTGCCGTTGGCAGCTACTGCTACAAGGTCTCCGTTGGCGATAGCGGTATTGAACCCAGTGGTAATAGGCAATTGGCGTGTGGACCCAGAGAAGGGCCGACCGCCAATGGCATTAATAGGGCGCAAACCGTATGGGCTAGATGTAAGGGCCATTTTAGGCTCTCCTTCTATTACGATTTTGGTTCAATTGAACCTTTTCAAGCAAGTCAGGACTTGCCAAATGAGGTGCGCGAGGAACGCTCTGAATTTAACACAGGCATCCTCGGATCGGATTCGCGCATGAAGTTTCTATCCACTGATTCCATTTGAGTCTTTGCAGTGTATAGTTGACCTTCTTCACGATTGTTTGCTTTTTCAGTTGGAATGCTACACAGTAGCAAGCCACCAACTTCAACATTATCTTTGAACCTAGAATCTATGTCAGACATGATGTGAAGTTCAGGATACTCAGAAGCTAAAACAGGGGTGTAACCCTCTCTGAATCGAGATGACACGTTAGTATTGTCTGCATTACCCAATGTAGATGTGCGAACATAGCGGAACTCTAATCCATCTCTAGGTTCGGGGGTTGGCAACATACTTTGACGTGTCCACGGCTTTACACGCTCGGACATTTCGCGAGTTTCAGATTCCCGTGGTTTCTTTGATTCAGCCATTTCTTGACTCCTTGAGTGCTTGCGCTGCGTACTGTTCATTCGTTAGACCAAGCCTCTTAGCGAGGGACGCTTGAGATGGTGACAATGTCACCGTGCGTGATTTGTTTGTGCTACGGTTGGCAGGGGCAACCACGTTACCCGTTTTTCTGGACGTTACAACATTGCGTTTATTTTCTCCAGTATTAAATTTATCAGGGAACTGAGCCTTCATTGCATCGTCAATCTGGCTATAGTAATCATCACTACCAACAGTCACCCCGTTGGTTGCAAGCTCCTCATGAACTCCGAATGCGAAGCCTGTCATTCTTTTGTCAGGACCAAACCATTCGTTTTTATCAGACCATTCTTTTGTTCTTTGATCTGGTTCTTGAACTACTTCCTGAGATGGTTGCAGTTTAAACTCTGAAGTTGGTCGTTGTTGAGGTTTCATCCTCTGAACACGATACTCTTCATTGCTTATAGCATTTAAAGTTTCTTGAGCGGCAATAATAGCATCTGAGTCACCAAGGTCGTAGGCTTCCTTGTATGCGGCCTTTGCTTGAGCCTTATCTGCTGTAATTCTGCGTTTTGCCTGATCAACTATAACGCCTTCACCTTGTTCCAGCGTTTTCTTTAATCGCTCATTCTCTTCATGAATTGTCTTGGCGTAATTAACCGCCTCTTCACGAATTTTAATGGCCTCTATCTTATGCCTTTCGGCTTCTTTAATATCAAAGGTCATCTTCTTAATGCGCTTTTGCACACCAGCACTATACCCAGCTATTTCTGTTTCTGTGGGTATTTGAGATGAAACTTCCTCCGAAGTTTTGGGAGAATCAAAGTCTTCATCATCAGAGATTTCAACTTCAATTGAATCAGTATCTTCCAATGCACCTATTACTGTCTCGTTTTCACCTTCAAGGTCTAAAGCTTTATTGGTCATACTCTTGTATACCCCCGTGGGTCATCTACTACTGCTTCAACTGTGTCATCATTAATGATTCTGAACTCTTTGCCGTGAATTTTAAAACGGGTTCCTGAGTACGATCTAAAGATAACAAAGTCTCCTTCTTTACACCAAGGCCCATCTGGGAAACGACTTTTATCTGAATAAGCTGATTCACCAACTTTCATGACAAATCCAATAATGGACGCTGTCTCTTCAGAGTTTTTAAGTTCATCTGGCATAAAGACGCCACCTTCTGTGGTGTCTTCTATCTCAGGCATTGCTATTAGAACTTTGTAGCCTGAAGGTATTGGGAGTTTTTTAATAGTTTTTTCTGATACTTTTTTTTCTGCGTACATTTCTTGCTTCCTTGCAGTGACTTTAGGCTCACAGTACCTTGCGTGGGACTACCACGATGTTTCATCGTTAGAATAAAAAAAAATAACTATCAACACTAACTCTCTAAAAATCTTTTCTCCAGCTCTTCTAACTCTGACATTATGTGTTGATATGCTTTGTAGGAGCCTACGGAAGTGCAATAGCTGTTATAGTCTGATGCACCCCCATAAGTTAGGTGATACTTGATATCATCCATCTGGCCTTTGATTTCCTTGGTTAGCAGTGTTAGGATCGTTTCTTCCATTTTCTAATCTATCCCTTTCAGAGATTTCTGTTTCCAGTAAGGTCTTTGCTACATTCAAGCTAAGGTCAACGCCTTCCTTCTTGGTTTTGGCTTCAGACTGACTAAGCTCTATACCAGCCTTGAGGCCAATCTGTGCGCTGACACGTTTGTTCTCAGATTCAAGCTTGGCTGCTTCAAGCTGCAACTTTCCAGAATCGAAGTTTATTTTGTGCTTCAGCTCCTGTTCTTTTATCGCCAGCTCTTTCTGCTGTATCTGCGTTAAAGGATCGCTCTGCTGACGCTGGTTTTCTTTTTGTTTTGCC